CTCTCTACCAACGGGGGTACTGATGCCTCAGTTTCCATTCGTAGGCGGCAGCTACAAGGACCGCAGCCGCAACCAGGACTTTCAGGAGTGCATCAACCTGTTCCCGGCGCTGGCAGAAAGTGGTACCGCGAAGAACGTGGTGGCCCTGTACGGCACGCCAGGTCTGCGCCTGTGGGCACAGCTACCGGCCGGAGTGGTGCGTGGCGAACTGGCCTTCACGAAAGACATGGGTGTCGTCGTTGTGGACAACGTGGTCTACCGCGTGGGGTCAGATCAATCCCATACGCCAATCGGCACCATCAGCATCGGCACCACGCCGGTCAGTATGGCCTCCAACGGCGCCATCGTGATGCTGGTCACCGGGTTGGCCAGTGACGGATACACGATCGACGTAGGCAACGGCATCGTCACGAAGATCAACAACACGGCTTTCCTCGGTGCGACCACCGTGCGGTTCGTTGATGGGTACTTCCTGTTCAACACGCTTGGCACCGGAAGATTCCAGATCACAGGGTTCAACGGTACGTCCATCGACAGCCTGGACTTCGCCACAGCAGAGGGTTCGCCGGACAATATCGTTGGCATCGAAGTCAACCATCGAGAAGTCTGGCTGCTCGGAGAAGACTCCACGGAGGTCTGGTATAACAACGGCAATGCGGACTTTCCGTTCGTGCGTATCGATGGCGCATTCCTGGAGCAAGGTTGCGTATCAGCGTATTCCATCGCGAAGATGGACAGCAGCATTTTCTGGCTTACTGTGGATAAGCTAGGTCAAGGCATGATCGTGCGATCGGCCGGATATGACTGGCAGCGCGTGAGTACTCACAGTATCGAGTATGAAATCGCGCAGATGACACGTATCGATGACGCTATCGCGTACAGCTACCAGCAAGAAGGGCACACGTTCTACGTCATATCGTTCCCGACCGGAAATCGCACGTTCGTATATGACGTAGCTTCCCAGTTGTGGCATGAGCGTGCCTGGCGCAACCCTAGCGATGGCTCGTTGAACCGTCATCGCTCCAATTGCCAGATGCAGTTCGCCGGTGAAACCATCGTGGGAGACATGTCCAACGGCAAGCTGTACGCGCTGGATATGAACTACTACAAGGACGACCAAGACCTCATCCCTCGTATCCGTAGCTGCCCGCACCTGAGTGACCCGGACTACCGTTTCCAGTTCTTCTCTGCTTTGCAGATCGACATGCAGACCGGTGTTGGCCTGGTCGTAGGGCAGGGCAGTAACCCGCAAGCCATGCTGCAATGGTCCGACGACCACGGATACACCTGGAGCTTGGAACAGTGGGCCAGCATTGGTCGAATCGGGGAACGCCTGGCGCGGGTGCGCTGGCGGCGCCTTGGTAAGTCTCGTGACCGCGTGTTCCGCGTCGTGGTAACTGACCCGGTCCCGGTGGTCATCATTTCCGCCGCTATTCAAGTTCGAGCAGGCATGTCATGAGCAATCAAACCTACGTACCTATTCCATCTGTTAAGTTCCTGGACCTACGGACCGGGGAAATGTCCCGTGAGTGGTATCGGTTCTTTGTTGCGCTTGTGGCCAGGCTGGGCGGACCAGACGGTCCGGACATTGGCGACATAGAGCTCGGCCAGTCGTTCGCAGCTACTAGCACGGGTTCTTCAGATGCACCGGCCATTGGCGCGGACGGATTGGCCCCGTTGCTGTCACTGGACGCCGTGTTGGCGCTCGTTGACCAACGGCTTGATCAACGTTTGAGTGAAGTCGCCCCTCCAGAAGCACCGTTCTATGGGGTGGAAGCTCAACTGAATCTGACGCCGTCGGTGTGGGTAGGGTCTCTCGGCCAACAGAACGCCGATCGTGTATCTATCTCTGGCGGCGCCATTGACGGTACGCCGATCGGCGCTACCACCCCGTCGACAGGTGGTTTCACGACGCTTACCACGTCCGGTAACGCCACAATCGGCAATGGCAGTAATATTATTCTGCAGATCATCAACGGCAACAATTCAGGGGCTGCTGGCGGAGCGCAGTTGAATGTACGTAACGCCGGTGCTGGCATCATCGGTATAGGTAACAAGTCAGCCATTCTAGGCGGGGCGTATGACGCCACCCCGTACCTCTTCCACAACGGTGAGCTGAACACCCACGGCAACATGAAGATAAACGGATACCTCAGCATCACCGGCAATGTAGGGTTCTATGGATCGCCGGTAGCAGTGAAACCGACTGCTTCTGGATCTCGTGCCGGTAATGCCGCTTTGGCCAGCCTACTGACCGGTCTCGCAGGGCTTGGATTAATCACAGACAGTACCACACCATAAGGAGAACACCATGACTGTTCAAGTAGCTACCCTCGTCGAAGCCAAGTTTGCTGAGAACGCGGAAACCACGCAGTACACGTCGGCACCAAGCGTGCGTACCATCATCGACAAGTATTCAGTGACCAACGTTACCGGCTCTTCGGCCCAATATACCGCGCGGGCTGTCCCTTCCGGTCAGTCGGCTGGCAGCAATAACGCAGTCATTTCTGCGCGTGCCATTCTGCCGGGCGAGACATATAACTGCCCTGAGATGGTAGGGCAGATCCTGGAGCCGGGTGACTTCGTTAGCACGCTGGCTGGCACTGCGAGTGCCTTGGTACACCGCATCTCCGGCCGCAAGGTGTCGTGATGGAACAGCTTCTTGGCCCTACCGTTCTAGCTGTAGAAGAACTGGAAAAGAAAATGTTGGCCATGCCTCAGGTGGAATGCCCGGTCGTGCACTTTTTTGCGCCAGGTATTGCGGTGCGCGAAGTGTCCATCCCGGCGGGTGCCTTCGCCATCGGACATTACCAGAAGTTCGAACACCTGAACATCATGCTGAAAGGCCGTGTCACCGTTATCAACGACGACGGCACTACCACAGAACTAGTGGCACCGATGCGCTTTGTCGGCAAGCCAGGTCGGAAGATCGGGTACGTCCACGAGGACGTGGTGTGGCAGAACATCTATGCCACTACGGAAACTGACGTGGAGAAGCTGGAAGAGTATTTCATGACTAAGAGTGAGTGCTGGTACGCTGCAGACCGCTGTAAGAAGCTGGCGGCGACACTTCAACGCAGTGAAGATAGGGCGGACTTTGCGCGCGCTTTGGCAGAGCTCGGATTCACAGAAGACCAGGTCAAGTTTCAGTCATACGTAACGGATGACAGGACGGACCTGCCGTGCGGTGGGTATAAGTTCAAAGTCGGGGAATCTGCCATCGAAGGGCGAGGGTTGATCGCCATGTCAGACATCGCTGAAGGTGAAGAAATTGGCCCAGCACGTATAAACGGCCTTCGCACGACCATAGGGCGCTACGCCAACCACTCGGCCACCCCTAACGCACACATGATCCACCGGGGTGGCGGGCTGGTGGTGCTGGTGGCGTTGCACCATATACCGGGGTGTCGTGGTGGTGATGACGGGGACGAGATCACTGTAGACTACCGCGCAGTGGTCAGACTAAATCTGCAAATTGGAAAGGAATAAGCCATGTCCGGTATCGCAACCGCAGTGGTAGCCAGCGCCGTCATTGGTGGTGCTGTGGCCAGTAATTCGGCCAAGAAGGCAGCAGCAGCCCAACGAGACGCCTCTCAGCGCGCCAGTGACACGGAACTGGAGATGTTCAACCAGAACCGTGAAGACCTTGCACCATGGCGTGAAGCTGGGTCTAAGACGCTGGAACAGATCATGGGTGGCCTGGGCAAAGGAGGCGAGTTTGCGCAGTCTTCCTACAAGCCGTTCACTATGGGCGACTTCTATAACGACCCCGGCTACCAGTTCCAACTGGCTGAAGGCCAGAAGGCGTTGGAACGCAGTGCCGCCGCCAAAGGCATGCTCGGTAGCGGCGCGACCATGAAAGACGCCATGCGGTTCGGCCAAGGTCTGGCCAGCCAGGAATACGGTAAAGCGTATGATCGTTACACCAACGACTTCAACATGCGCAATAACGACACGACGACCCGGTTCAACCGTCTGGCCACCGTGGCTGGATTGGGGCAAACCGCCACCGGCC